GATTACTTGGGATGCGGCAGATGTCGAGTGGACTGGGAGCACGATTACGAGTGCCCGTTACGCTGTGATTTATGACGACGATCTCACTAATAAACCTTTGATTTGTGCTATTGACTTCGGTGGAGATTTCTCTACTACGTCTGGTACGTTCAAAATTACTTGGAATGCAAGCGGAATCTTTACGCTTGACTTGACCCCGTAGGAGTAAACCATGACGATTCCAGCTACCGGGTATCCCACCTCTCTTGATGATACGAATGCTTCACCCGGCGCAACGATTGAGTTTCCTCAACCGGGCTCGTCAACGGATTTAGATGCAGCAAACGTCGAGCACGATTTGTTGCATACGAATCTGTCGAAAACTGTTGTGGCGTTGCAAACGAAACTTGGGTATACGGACTCTAATGCTGCGGCGAATCAGGTTCTTGTAGGAACTGGTGCTTCTGCTACTACGTGGGGTTCGACGCTTACGTCAATGACTCTTGCCGGAGCCACTTTGTCTGGTGCTGTTACTGGTGCCGACCAAGTGATGTCGGCGGTTACTCACAAGGATTATTCCGAAACCGTGTACGCCGGTGGGAACACTGGTGCTACACCGGCGATTGCTGAGACTAACGGCAACGTCCAAACGTGGACTTTGAATGCTGCGACAGCGACCTTTGCGTTGCCTGCCGCTTCCGGTCTTCAAGCCGGTACGAGCATTACCCTGATTTTAACTCAGGACGGTTCGGGTTCTCGTGCTGGCGTGTTTCAGGTGAGTGGTGCTACTACTCTCGTGAAATGGGCTGGCGGTACTGCACCGACATTAAGTACGGGGGCTGCCGACATAGATATTCTTACGTTTATGACCATTGATGGCGGCGCTACACCTACTTGGTATGGGTTTGTCGCTGGGCAGGATATGAGCTAATGCCTTTCGGGGTTGAAAAAGTTGCGTTGTTGGGTGCTGCTGGTGGTGGCGCTGCTCCTATCGAAGCGACGGGCGGCACCACTTCAACGTCAGGTGATTACACGATCCACACCTTCACCGGCAGCGGCACCTTTGAGGTGACCGCTGGAGCAGGCGACGTTGATGTCTTCGTCGTTGCTGGCGGAGCAGCAGGCGGCGGCTGGAGTGCCTCAAACTGGATTGTCAGCGGTGGGGGCGGCGCTGGCGGCGCAAAGGCGACCACAGGGATAGCAGTCGAAGTCGGCGACTACACCGTCACCATCGGCGGCGGTTCGTCCGCCTACAACAGCAGCGGCACCAACTCATCATTTGGCCCCACAACCTCAACCGGCGGCGGTCATGCTGGCTGGGCAGCGTTCCCTGCCTACTACCCCGGTGATGCCTACGCTGTCGCAGCGAGCGGCGGCTCAGGTGGAGGCGGCACAGCGTTTATTCCGGGTTCTGGCTCCGCTGTCCCTCCTCTGGTCGCTGGTGGAAGCGGTACAGGGGGGCAAGGCAGTAGCGGCGGCAACGGTGTCCAACCAGACCCAACTCGCAACAGTGCCTCAGGTGGCGGCGGTGGCGGCGGCGGTAGCGGCGGCAACGGAACGCAACCCGGTGATTACACCACTGTGCAGAGCGGCGCTGGCGGTTCAGGTCTGGCTAACTCTTATCCGGGCTCGTCTGTCACCTACGCAGGTGGAGGCGGCGGCGGTAGCGGCATTTTCAGCCCCGGACCGAGAGCCGGTTCGGGAGGTCCAGGCGGAGGCGGAGGCGGCGCTACTCCTATTGCTAGCGGCGGCAACGGAACAGCCAACAGAGGCGCTGGTGGCGGTGGAGCTTCTCCAACAGGTACCAACTACGGCTCAGGCGGCTCAGGCATCGTCATCGTTCGCTACTTGACGGCAGGTTGATATGGCTCACTTCGCTGAAATAGACGACAACAACATCGTGCTCCGAGTCATCGTGGTCGACAACAAAGACATCACCGACGAAGAAGGCAACGAAGTCGAAGCCATCGGCATCGCCTTCTGCGAGAACCTTCTCGGAGGCAGGTGGCTTCAGACCAGCTACAACGACAGTATTCGCGCCAACTACGCCGGACCTAGCGGAACCTACGACCCCGAAAACGATGTCTTTCTTGACCCGAAACCGTACGACAACTGGGTGCTTGACGACAGGTTCCAATGGGTTCCACCAGTACCCAAACCCGACGGCGGATTGTGGTCTTGGGATCAAGAAAACAGCGAGTGGATCGAACTCGAAGAAGTCTTTGACGAAGAAGGGAACTCATGTGGAGTGCAACCAAAACAAGAGAGCTAACCCAAGTCGCTCACCAGTTATTCACTGAGGAAGCCCATCAGACTCTCGTTGAGTTTGTTGAACAGCGGACCAAATTCCTTCCTTTGGTTCTTGACGAGGATGTCTTCTCTCGACGCTGCGCTCACAACGTCAGCATCTTCCAACATCTCCACAACCAACTCACCGACTTTGCTTCCGAACAGTTTGGTGAGAAGGTCAAACCCTCCTACTCATTCCTGTCGATGTACGAGGACAACGGCATTTGCCCTCTGCACATAGATCGGGACCAGTGTCGCTACACCATCGACTATCTAATCCGACAAGACCGGAAAGAACCGTGGCCCATCTACATCGGCGACCCAATGAGCGACAAGGACAGGGCCAACTTCGGGAGCAAAAACTTGATGTACCCGAAAGACGACAAAGACATTGAACGGATCAAAGCCAAACAGAAGTTTACTACCGTGGAAATGCAACCCAACGACGCTGTGCTCTACTCAGGGACACATCAATGGCACTACCGGGACCGCATCCCATCTGGCACCGCTGACCTAGCGTTCTTCCATTTCGTACCAGAGGCATTCGATGGCTCACTTGACTGAGGAGCCAGTCCATCTCGACCTTGACTTCCTACCGCTAAAGAAAATCGACACAGGCGGTGGTGGTTGGCCTTTGCAACCCAACCGCCAAGAGGAGTGGGCATGGATGCAAAACGTGTTCACGCCCACCGAAATTAAAGCCATCATCGCCATCGGTGAAGCAAACGATCTCGACAAAGGACGAACCGGCGGCAAACAACCGACGGAGATCAGAGACTCCTTCGTCCAGTTCCTATTCCCGAACGATACTACGACATGGATCTTCCAGAAACTTTCCGGTATTGTCAACGAAATGAACGCCCGATATTGGGGCTTCGACCTTTCAGGCTTTGACCAAGGTCTGCAATTCACTCGCTACGACGCACCGGGCGAGCACTATGACTGGCACACTGACAGCGGAATGATGACCGGCCAAAGAAAACTCTCACTCACTGTCCAACTCTCAGACCCCGACGACTACGAAGGCGGCGACCTCGAACTTTGCTGGGGACCTGAACCAATGAAAGCCAAGCGAGATCAGTCAATGATGACGGTGTTCCCGAGTTGGACCATGCACCGAGTCACCCCAGTCACCAAAGGCACCCGTTACAGCCTCGTTGGTTGGATCTCAGGACCACCGTTCAAGTAAATGAACATCGTAGACGCCCCCAACAAAGTCACTACCGGACGGCCACTCAAACCCTTCGGCATAGTCGTACACCACACCGCCTCCAACCGCAACGCAGACCCCGACAACGTAGTCGCCATGTGTATACGTGGCGTCAACAAAGTTCCCGGACCTTTATACAACTACATCATCAAACGTGATGGTACCATTGTCAAGTTAACTGCTAGTAATGTTAAAGCTAACCATGCTGGTCGTGGCTTACAGTCAGTGTTGACACGGATGCAGCAGAACAATCCTGTTACTGGTGACGCTGCTAGTGCCGGTAAGATCAGCGCCAACTCTCGTTTAATAGGTGTTTCTCTTATTAATGACGGGTTGGGGGAAGATATACCCGAGGCTCAGATGGACGCACTCGTAGATTTGTGCGCCTTTCTGTGCGACGGGCATAAATGGAATCCCGATTGTGCCGTGATAGGTCACAAAGAATGGACTTCACGTAAGGTAGATCCCTCATTCTCAATGAGTGAACTTCGAGGAATGATCCAACGACGTATGGTTACAAGCATCCCTGTAATGACTTTACCTAAAGAACCAGAGGACGGGCTTGTTCTATTCCCCGGAACCCTTCGTAAAGGCTCACGTAGCCAAGCGGTTGTTCATGTTCAACGAGTAGTCGGAGCGTTAGCCGACGGAATATATGGGCGTGGTACACTCGCCAAAGTAAAACAATGGCAGCGAGCTAAAGGGCTTGTTGCAGATGGCGTAGTTGGTCCAAAGACTTGGGTGGCTATGCAGATACGGAGACAAGAAGTTGTTCAACCAGCGTTTTATTAAAGATTCATTAGAGCGTGGAATTTCGACCTTTGCTCAGGCATGGGCCGCAGCTATGGCTGTACCCGGACCTGACTGGAGTGATTCCTTTAAGATCGCCGGAGTTGCGGCGCTTATCGCTATTGCCAAGGCTGTTGCTGCTCGAAAAGTGGGCGATCCTGAAACGGCATCAGTTACTAGTTAAGAAATGAGATTGTTCTGTGACGCAATATCGTCAGTCGGGGGTCGAATATAGGGAATCAGGCGTCGCTTATGGGACGCCTACAACTATTACTCCGGCGACGATTGCGGCCACAGCAACCATCCCTAC